AATTTTTATTATTTATTTTTCTTAAATTATCAAAATTTAATTTATAAGTTGCAAAAACTTTATTATTTAAAATAAGTAATTCTGCATCTTGATATGCATTTGCTTTAACATTTAATTGACCTAAAGAATCCTGCCAACGTTTGTCAGTCTTAGTACGAGCAACTTCGCCACTAGGCGCAACAAATATATTTGTTCTTAAATTTGATTCTGCATCAAGACCTACTACTGGTGTATCTTCAAAAACTTTAGTAATAACTTCTGTAATAACACCTAAACGTTTGACTTTTGCAGGCGGACTAATATAAATTGGAGTTTGGAAGGTTAGTGTAGCAACATCAATATCGCTATCTGTTCCAGTAGGAATGCTTCTTGAACTCCAACTAATACTTTCTAAGTTTACAACACTTAAACTAGTCCAGTCTAAATAGTTGTCTGTTGTTTGTATTTCTAAACTTGGATTAAACAATGTAAGTATTTGCTCAACAATTTGTAATTTTTGATCTGTGTTAGTAGTCCAAATATCTACATTAACAGTTAAGTTATATGGAGTTGGCATTAAACGTTCTACAGTGTAGTTTTTGCCTTCTATGTTTAAGTATTCGTTATTGTTTTCGTCAAATGCACGTTCTCTAATGTTAACTTTGTTTACATATGACGAATCACTTGTACGAGTTCTATCCATTTCTAAACCGGTTATATATACACCCATTCTAGGTGCGCTAGGTATTTTGTTTTCTGAGTTGTCTCTAAGAATACTACCTACTTGTCTAGTAATATCTCCATACATAACAGGCACAGTAACTTGTTGGCTTTTACCGTCTTGATATTTAAATCCGCTAAACATTCTTACTAATTGTGTAAGATATCTTCTAACCTGTCCGTCATAAAAATGTTGCATTAGTTGTCTGCCTTAGGTCTTAGTGCTTTAGAAAGTCCTTGACGTTCTGCTACTCTGTTGTTGTAGAAGTTAATAGTCCATTGACCATCGTATTCAATAGTGTCTTGTACTCCTGCAATTTCAGGAAGTGTAATTAAAATTGTATTATCGCTATTAGCAGTAATTAGTCCTTCGCTATTAGCAATTACATAATTTTTTCTGTATATATCATATTTTAATTCTAGATATAGCGCATCAATTGGGAATGCCAATGATGTTGTAATTACAATATCGCCTTCTGTAAGAACAACACTTTGGCTTGCAACTTTTTCATTGTATACATAGTTGTCGTTATTAATAAACGTACCTTTTTGAGTCATTCTAGTATCTGTATTTGTCATAGTCATACGTTCTACATCGTGCATTTTAATCCAACTTGTTCCGTTATATCTAAACAAACGTTTAGGCATAAAGTCTGTTCTTAAAAAATAGTCGCCTTCGGTCGCTGTCACAGGAAATTGTATTCCGTGTCCAAATGTTTCTCCGTTGGGTGCTAAATCGTCACCTAGCAAATATCCACTATATCCGATCTTAGACGGTGGAACTGTTACTGATTCTCCATCTACCTTTGTAATTTGTACATCACTGCCGGTTGTTGGATCCGATTTAACTTCTAAATTATAATAATGACTTGTATCATATCCTGATTTAGCTGCATCTGCTTCTGCTTGATTTATAACAGCATCGTTAATTTGCATTTCACGTTCATATGTTGAAAGCATATCTCTAAGAGTATCGCCGTTGTCGTTATCAGCATCAGCTGGTAAATCAAGTATTTCTTTAAATTCTTGACTATCAATAATTTGTTTTAATTTTAATCTGTATAAGTGCGGATACCAAGTAGGACTAAATCCTTCGCTTGCACGGTTAACATCTTCTACAACGTAAAAGCGTTTTAGTGCAACTTTGTAATCGTTGAGTGCATATTCGTCTTTCATATGCGGTAACTCAATTACATCTCCGCTCATAATTTTTCTGCCAAGAGTTTTAACTGAGCTATTAATTGGAATTGTCATAAACAACGTATCATTGTCTAAAAACATACCAAACTGTGATAAGTTAAAATCAACGTCTTGTACATTATAAATGCCACGCATTGTATAAATGTTTGGATCATACTTGCGGTCTCTGTTTTCTAAAAATAACAAGTCTTGTATATTAGTTTCTTTAACAGCATCATATTGAGGCTGATCCGCAGTAGCATTCTCTGCATCTGGATTTTCAGGTCCTAGATACTTGTGAATGTTAATATCTGTACCGCCAATTGTAAACATTTCTGTAATCTGACGATCTAGAAATGCATAGTCTTGGCCCTTTTCTGGTTTGTATAAACTTAATCTTGGCATATACATATTTATTCGATAAATACTTTATGGAGAGATTCGTATGTCACTAGCAACACAAAAACAAGAAATATTCGATTACGTACACGCAATGTTAGGCGGAGGTATGGTTGATGTCGAATTAGATCCGGTACATTATGAAACTGCTTTGAAAAAAGCACTAACTCGTTTTAGACAACGAAGTGATAATGCAGTTGAAGAGTCATATATGTTTATGCCTACTGTACTTGATCAAAACACGTATACATTACCAAACGAAGTAGTTGAAGTAAGACAGATTTTCCGTAGAAGCATTGGCTCACGTAGCGGTGGTGGTGATGGCGGCACATTGTTTGAACCATTCAATATGGCATACACAAATACATATATGTTAGCAAGTTCTAACCTTGGTGGACTTGCAACATACGATTTCTTTAGTCAATATCAAGAACTAGTAGGAAGAATGTTCGGCTCGTTTATTGAATTTAAATGGAATTCTACAAGCAAGCAATTAACAATTCTTCAACGTCCAAGAGCAGAAGAAGACCTATTACTTTATTGCTACAACTATCGTCCAGACGAGCAACTACTTAATGATTATCTAGCAATTCAATGGATTAAAGATTACACACTTGCTGCTTGTAAGTTTATGCTAGGTGAAGCAAGAAGTAAGTTTGCTACTATTGCTGGACCGCAAGGCGGATCAACACTAAACGGTGATGCTCTAAAAGCAGAAGCACAAGCAGAAATGGAAAAACTTGAAACTGAAGTTTCACAAGCAGTTGCAGGCGGTACAGGCTACGGCTTCACTATTGGTTAATGTTAACGCTATAATTTAAGTCTACTGTAAATACAGTATGACATACTTTCAACTCAAAGAAGCTAATCGTTACTACTGGCTAGTCAAAGGTATGCTCATTCCCGAATCTTGGAAAGAAGAAGATATTCTCAGCACATATGAATCTTATTTGAGACGCTTGTGGGGTAACCACGAAAGAGCAGCATATGGTGAGCTAGGGTTTGAAGCGGCCTGGGCACAACGCCAAGCAAAAAAACGGTTGACAAAGATTGCATAATAACATATAATATACAGATACTTTAGGAGTTTCTAATTATATGTTACCAAAATTACTTGTTGTCGGACACGGCAGACACGGCAAAGATACCGTCTGCGAAATGCTTGAAAAATACGGTTATACATTTCAATCAAGCTCAAAGTTTTGTTCTGAGCTTTTTATTTTTAACGATTTAAAAGACAAATACGGATACGCTAACGAAGAAGAATGTTACGCAGATCGACACAATCATCGCACAGAATGGTACAATATGATACACGACTATTGTAAAGATGATTTGGCACGTCTTGGACGCAACTTGTTTGCCCAAAATCAAATATACTGCGGACTGCGTAATAAACGTGAATTCTTTGCAATGCAAAATGAAGAAATTTTTGATTATGCTATTTGGGTAGATCGTACTGATCACTTGCCTACCGAAGATCCTAGTTCTATGAGTATTGAACAGTGGATGTGTGATTACACTATTGATAATAATGGTTCTTTAGATAGACTAGAAAAAAATGTTGCTATACTAATTAGAACTATTTTTAGAAATCAGGGACTAGGTCACCTTGTTTCCAACGTACACCTTCCTTTTGAAGAACTCGTTGACAATTAGCACAAATTGTTTTTAAGTTACTAGGACGACAGTTCTCTAAATTACCGTCGATATGAAACACATTGAACTGTTCGGGGTGTTTACTTTTAAACCCACACTTTTCACAAGTATCTAATTTCTTATAACCTTTTTGCTCCCATTTAGGTATACCGTGACCTAACCCGTTGCGTAAACAAGTTTCGCATAACTTACGGTAATATGTTTTATCACCTTTTTTGTAGTTTATAGCAGCTGGTCGCTTGCCGCATTTGCATAATGGTCGCATATTGTATTTAGCTCACCTTTTTGGTCCCTTTTTTAGGTGGTTTATACGGCCATTTTATGGTTTGCCTGCTAAATAGTAGTAACGTAGAAATACTATAACCGCATACAGGAGAATTAACATGGCATTAACATCACCAGGCGTACAGGTTAGCGTTATTGACGAATCGTTCTACACACCTGCTGAACCAGGTACTACACCGATGATCTTTGTAGCATCGGCAGAGAACAAAGCAAACGCATCAGGTACAGGTACCGCACAAGGTACATTAAAAGCAAACGCAGGTAAACCATACTTGCTAACATCACAGCGTGATCTTGCTGATACTTTCGGCGATCCACTGTTTTACACAGATAATAACAACAATCCAATTCACGGTGGAGAACTTAACGAGTACGGCTTACACGCTGCATATTCATACTTAGGTGTTTCTAACAGAGCATGGGTTGTAAGAGCAGAC